CCTTCCATTTCTGCTTCGACTGGAACGTACATCACTACTGTTCCTTTCTGTCCGGTCACTTTTTCTATCGAGAAAAAGCGGAGCTTTTCCCCGTTGATGTCCGTTTCCGTCAGGAATACAGTACCGCGCGGTACCACTGTCGTGATCTCTGCTTCGGAATCCCGGTACAAAGTAACTGTCCCTTGCGCTTTTACTGCAGCTTTCCTCGTTTTGGAAAAATCCGCCGCCAGCATCCCCAGCCATTCGCCATCTGCGTGTCTGACGTACATGGTATTAAGCATCGACCGCAAAAGCTTTGTCAGTTCCACCCGTACCTGTACCACAATCATCAACATTGTGTAAAAAATACCGCCGCTCCTAAAATTTGTGATTACGAATCCTCTTTCCTGCAGTTTCGCTACCAGCTCATCTTTCAGCGTATCCCTATCCGGTTCAGAGAAGATTTTATCCAGTATGCTGTTATCAATCATGCTCCGTCACCTCCACCTGTACCCTGTCCAGCGCCAGATCCATCCGATATGTTTTTTGGGTATCCAGCCTTTTAAATAAAATTCCGATATTCAAAACATCCTCCCAAAACTCTGTTTCGATTCGGAGCGAAGACACATCCACTTCCGGATGCCTCGCCATCTTCCTGCGGATCCTGTCTTGGATTTCCAACCTTGTCAACTCGCTATCATCGCGCTGTATAAAATCCAGCAGTGACCATCCGTATTCGGAATCATAAAACAAGTCTCCTTCCTGCGTCATGGATTCCAGCCTGATCTCCTGCAGAAATTCCTCCAAGCCTTCCACCACTGGGGCATCGCCGTCTGCCGCCCTTGTAAGCTGCCAGTCCTCATCCAACCGTATATCTTCCATGCTAACCTCCTACCAGCGCCGCTTTCAGTTCATTTCCCAAAAATACCACTTGCACAAGGCTACCCGGTTCAAGCTGCTGTCGGCTCGAGATCTCAATCAGCTCCGGGTATTCCGGCAGCTCGCTGCCCTGATTATCCAAAACCTTCACAGCATAAAGATATTTTGCCTGTTCTACCCGGCAGTGATATTCTTCCCTTGTTTCTTCACAGAAAATCTTGCATTCCGTCGTATAGGTGCCGTCTTCTGCCGCACCGGTGATCATGGCGCACATTGCGCCTGGTATCCCGATTCCCGGGTACTGGTCTTTTATCCGTTCCATGATCGTCTGTGCAAACTGATCTATCATGACTTATCCTCCCCTCCGAAAAAAATCTTTGTCCGGACAAATCCACGGTCATCGCTGGAAAAGATAACTTTGTCCACATAAAACACACCGGAAATCTCCGGATGCACCACTTTGATTTGGCACGAATGATGCAGATCCGGCAGCGCCACTGTCTCCAGTTTCCAAAGCCCCCGCTCACGGGTCAGGGAAATGATATTGTTCCCGTACTCCAGCACATACATTTCCGATTGCTCCGGCTTTTCACTCCAGTAAAACGTCCCCAACTGGAAAGCCTTCGTTGTCCGGATCCCCCAGAGGGAATCAATATACATCAGAAATTCCGATACCGGCTGCTCCCGTATTGAAACCAGCGGACGTGCGGCATATCCTTCCGCCGACAGTACCGCACTCCCGATCCCCGCACTTGCCAGACCGATCTGCACCAGATCCTGCGGTGTTACATCTAAAAATGTCCCTGATATTCTGGACTCCTCCAATTTCAAGGTATAATCTTTGATCAGGATTTCATCTTTGTATGTCGCTGCATTATATTGCCGCGCCACGCATCCTTTAAAAATTGTCTGGAGCCGCCCGTCATATCCCATCAGGATCTCTGCCTCATCCCCACGGTTTAATGATAAAATCCCATTAAACTGCCGTGTGAAGCGGATCCGTGCCCAGTCATACAAATAAGATTTATCCGAAAAGGTTTCTATCGAAATCCCCGCCTGAATGTCATACCCGCCAATAACAGCCCTTTGTACCGGGTAAAATAAATTCTGTGTCTTCATTTCACATACGGTCTCCTGTTATCCTTAGCCGGCGTTTTTACCGTTTTGTCCTTCTGCTTCGGTGCCTGTCCCCTGTTCTCCAAATATTTTTCATAGTCTTTGTTCAAATTTCCGCTTCCAGAGCCAGCCCCGTCCGCCGCATAATTGGTTTCTCCGGCTTTTTTCGCCGATGTCACAGATATGGTCATCGGGATATATTCCCAAAACTCCATCGTCACGGATAACTGGTCGTTTGCGTTCGTCGTCTTCGACACCATCTGCTTAAATAATACCTGTGAGATGTTCCGACGGACAGTATGCTCATTTACAATGGTATGGACAGCCGGGATCTCCTGTCCCGGCTGTCTGAAGAAGTTCTGGATCACTTCCAGCTTACTTTCCTTCGTCATCCCATCTGCATCATCCAGCAGAATTAACTCCACACTTATTTTTGCATCCTCATATCCTGTCGCCTGTTTCGGCTTCGCCGTGCTGCCCTCTACTTCCTGCTCTTCGATCTCCGCTGCGGTCGTAACTTCAAGCGATTTGAATAAGCCCGGCAGGAGGACACCGTCAACCATTACTTCACTTCCGTCTGTATAGATCATTGATCACTGGTATCCTCCTTTCTCATACCATCTGCGGCTCCGGTTCCGTATCCGGACCATTGCCGTTTGTATAATCTTCAATTTCCTCAAGTAACTGCAGCAGCTTTTGAAGGTCTTTGATCTTCTTTAGATCCACATTCAGCACCAGCTTCTGGATGATGGTTTTTTTCCCTCCCGTCATCCCGTCCGTGCCGTCCTGCGGTTTTGGTTCATCCTTTTTCTTCTTCGGCTCCGGCTTTTCAGTTGCTACCTTAAAATCCATTTTTTCAAAGGACTTCTGCACGGTCTGCACAGGTGCATCCTCTTCCATCTCCATGCCGCTCGAAAAAGTAGTCATTACTTTCTGCCCGGAAAGGGTCAGTTGGCTTAGCGGACCTTCTTTCGCGTCCGAAAACGGAAGCATGTTGCGGATCTTCTGCAGCGCGCCTTTCACAGCCTGCACCGGCTTATTGATTGCTGCCTTAATCCCTTCCGTGAAGGTTGTCATAATTTTTTCCCCGGAATTTCGGAACCAACCAATCGCACCCGTGATCTTATCCTTGATCGACTGGATCCCTGCCGTAAACTTTTCCTTGATTGCAGTCAGCTTCCCGCCGGTCAGGTTATCGATAAAAGTAAATCCCGCTGTATAATAACCTTTCACGCCTTCCACGGCTGCCGCTGCGATGCCCCGGATGCCGCCGCCATGCTCATGATACGCCTGTTTCATGTTGTTAAGCTTTTCAGACACCGTGCTCCGTGCTGCTTCCAGCGCATTCCCCGCTGCATTCTTGACTCCCTCGAACACACTTTTTGCCACATTAAAGACTGTCGACAGCCCTGATTTGATTCCGTTAAAAATCGCCATTACGCCATTGCGGAACCATTCACATTTATTCCATAACAGGATGATTGCTGCAATCAGCGCCACAATTCCGATCACAACCCATGTGATTGGGTTTGCCAGCAGTGCTGCCGTAAATGCCCATACGCCGGAGATCAATCCGGGCAGTGCCGTAGCTGCCGCCGCCATCGCCTGCCGCGCCATTGCTGCCAGGCTGGCTCCAAATCCTTTCAGGGCAGATATGCCGCTCATCGCAAGCGTTTTTCCTAACGTGAGGACGGAACTCCCCATTTTAACGATCCCGTCTTTTGCGTATAGGGCTTTTATATATAAGGTATCCATCCGGTCAGGCAATAAAAGCAATGCTTTCCCAAGTCCGGTTGCAAGGGCTGCCGTCCGGGAAAATATCATCCCGACGCTGCCGATCACGCTGGTCGCAGTGCCACACACCAGCAGGAGGATTCCCAGCGTCAGTCCCACGGACATCAGAATCCGCACCAGTTCCTGATGGCTGCTGACCCAGCTCCCGGCTTTTTCGATCACATTCCCCGCCTTGTCCATATACTGTCCCAGCACCGGATTTAAGGTATTTCCTACTTCCTCCGCGACGTTATGGACCTTCTGTTTCAGGATTTCAAACTTTGACGGGTCTGTATCATTGATTGCATCCGCCATTTTTGCCGTTGCACTGGTTCCTGCAGCCATACTGCTGTACAGACCGAGGATATTGTTCTGCAGATCGCCCGTCTTACTATACAACTGGTCGATCAGCGCCACAGATTCCTCATCGCCGAACGCTTTTTGAAGCTGCATTTTTTCCGCGGCATCCATCGTTTCCCCGAATTTGCCCCGAAGCTGCTCTAAAATTTCAGGCATTGAGAGGAGCTGGTTATTTGCGTCCAGAAAATCAAGTCCCAGTTCTTCCCCGCCTTTTGCCGCCGATTTCAAGAACGCCTTATATTTTGTTCCTGCCTCCGAACCGGACATCGTTGCCTGCAGCATTCCCAAGATAGACAACTGCTCTTCCAGCGGTACCTGCGCCGTCGTTGCGGATGCTCCCAGTGTCTTGATTGCCTCTGCCATCCCGGATCCGGTTGTCTTAAAGTTTTTTACCGATTCCGAAATCCCTGCGGAAAACATTTCCCCGAATTCCATATCAGACAGGTCGCTGTAAAATCCCTTATAAATACCATATCCTGTGGCAAACAGGTCTGTCATTTCCGCAATCGTGGATTTTGTTGCGGTTGCCGTGATACCGGACAGCTCCGTATATTGCGCGATGCCCTCATCCGTCAGCGATGCAATGCCTGATTTAATGTCATATGCCGCTGTGATAAAATCCGACTTTGTAGTGCCCGCCCACTTTTCCGAAAACTGTGTCGCAGCATTTTCAAGGGCAGCCAGATCTTTCACTCCCAGTGACGCCAACTCACCGATCGCCCGTTTTGTCTCAAAGGTAGCGCCGATCGGCATCAACACGCCTTCCGTGATCTTGCTTCCGACTCCCACCATCGCTGCGCCTGTCTGTGTGATCGATCCAAAGCCCTGACTCAGCCTGTCAAGCGAAGAAAGGGATGCATCCACCTTGCCGGAAATGCTTTTCATGGGCTGAGACAGGTTATCGATCATCTGCATGACCACCGACAACCTGTAAACTGATTCAAACCCCATTGTATTTCCCCCTTTCCAATGTTATAATCAGATCAGAGGAGATGATTTTATGTTCACAACTGTATTTACCGTCTTGATCGCCTCACTGGCAATCGGGTTTGCTGTTTCGATCATCATTTTTGTACCACTCACTTTATACATTATCCCCTACTGTCTCTGGCTGGGTGTCCAGAATACAAAAGGGAAATACCGCCATCTGCAGGACGGGAACTGCTTCCGGATGGCTCGCAACGCCACCCGCCTTTATGGATCATGGATCTGCCACAAAGCTCCGGTATTTTGATGCCGGGGCTTTAATTTTCCCCAAACAGTTCCGACAGTGCCTGCATATAGAGGCTTTTTTCCACTTCTTCCAGATAACGGGCTTTTGCC